CTTCACCGGCTGCCAGATTCATGGCGGGAGCAAGAGCGGCAGCAGCCTGTTCAGCATTAAGACCAGCGCGCGCAAAGTTGAGTGTTGCGTTTGCGGCGTCACCCATGCCGAAGGTCGAGTTTGCCGCTGCCTCCTTCATAGCCCTGTCCAGCAGCTCCGCCTGTTCAGCGGTATTGCCCATCGTCTTATTGGTGAGCTGCATGGTCTTGTCCACCTCGGCGAAGTTCTTTACACCGGCTGCGCCGACGGCGGCAAGTGGTAAGGTGACATGCGTGGTAAGGCTCTTACCGACACTCTCAACCTTACCGCCGAATTCCTTCATTTTCTCCCCGGCTGCCGCGACCTGCTGCGCCTGTACAGAGCCGAAGTTTTTATACTCCTGTTCCAGGCTTTTCAGCTTCTGCTCGGTTTCCGTGATCTCACGCTGCAGGGCGTCATACTGATCCTTTGAGATTGACCCGTCCTTAAGCGCCTGATCTGCCTGCTTTGACGCCTCCTTCAGTGTAGTCAGCTTGTCCTTTGTAGCGCTGATCTCCTGCTGGAGCGTCTTGTATTTCTGTGAAAGGAGTTCGGTATTTCCGGGATCCATCTTCAGAAGCTTTTCAACATCTTTCAGTTTAGATTCGGTATCTTTGATCTCCCTGTTGACATTTTTGAGGGCGGATTCGAGCTTGGTAGTATCGCCGCCGATTTCAATTGTTATGCCTTTTATTCTTCCGCCGGCCAAGACTTGAACCTCCCTTCATTATGGTTAGAATCGATCCATCTGCTCCTGCGTAGCCACCTGAGCGTAGTCATAATCATCGTTCTCTTTTTCGATAAACATGTCCTGAACGACACCGACCGTGAGAAGATCCAGATCCCGGATAGATATGCCCAGCTCAACACATCGGAGCAGAAAGAGCGGAGTTGTCAGGCTCCGCTCAGTGGCAGGTCGTTTTTTTTAGACACCGACTGCGTCTGCACGTTCAGGCCCCAGAGCTCGATGATCTCCGGCAGCACCTGGTAGATCGAAAACACACTGAATTCGTCCAGCCATTCCTCAGCCGTATCCGGCAGGGACGGGTCGGCATGCTTCGCCATTAGATAGGCGATGTTCTCGAAAGTTTCCAGAGAGAAGGTATCGAGGCCGCTGTCCTCAGCGTTATTACTGTTCAGCGCCTTCTCCAGCTTCATGAGGTCCTTGAAAATATCCCGTCCGTATTTCACGCGGTAGATCCGCGGGATCGCGGCGGACGCTTTGAACTGAACCTGTTTTCCGTCGATCTCAATTGTTTTTTTCATGCCCATTATCCGTTGCCCTCCCCGGTCTTCGTCACGGTGACGGTATAGGTTTTGGTGGCGCTGCCCTTTGTCACAACCACACTGACCGTGTTCTCACCGGCTTCCCATGTTGCCGCCTGCCCGCTGGTGTGCACGGCGCCATTGACGGTGATCGCTACGGTCGCCTCAGCATCCGCAGCCACGGCCGAGATTGTGTTCGTCGCGTTTGCAGTGCTGGCGGTATACGCTGTGGTCTCCGCATCGAAAGCCGGAATCAGCGTCAGGGAGCCGATGCTCAGGGATGCCAAACCGGTTCCGACGCCCGCAGAAGCCGGGAGATAGACTGCGTTGTACCAGCCCTGATACGCGGCGTCTGTCGTATCGTCGCCGGTCTTCGCCTTCACGATACCGTTGGCCATCGGGGTCGCCTTGATGGTGAGGGTCTCGGTCTGGACTTCGACCTCGTCCTCATTCGTCTTCGAAGAAACGCTCGGGCGGCTGGCAGCGCATTTGTAAAGCACATGGCGGATCTTGCGGATGTCGCCGTCGAACTCAAAAAGCAACGCAAAGTTTACGGTCTCGGAGTTCGAGTTTTCGACAAGGACGCCGTTTGCATCCTGCTTCTCGCCCAGCACGTCCGTACGGAAAGACTCCGGCACCATCGCCAGTTCCAGGTCGCCCTCGTAGCCCATGTTGTTGCCGATGGTGTAATAGGCGTAGCCGTCCGCATAGAAGTTGGTAGGCTCGCCGTTGGCATCCAGCGCCAGGGAAACCGCGCCAGGCATCGGTACGGGAGTCCCGTAGGAGAACGTCCCGTCATCAGCGACGGTCAGGATCGCGTAGTGGACGTTGCAGATATTGAATTTGACCTTATTCTTTTTCTTCGGCATGGTTCATACCCTCCATTTCAAATGTGTAGAGGACTTCGTAGAGGCGTTCCGACTCTATCCAGACCTCCGTCTTCCGATAAAAAATGCCATGCCCGTCCAGCACAGCCTCCAGCCCGGTTTCCAGCGCCGGGTCCTTCCTGTCCGTATACAGTTCGATGTGAATCTCATCGATCTTGTAATACGCCCCGCCGTCGGCGGCGAAATTATCGCTGCCGGCCGTCAGGAAACACAGGAAAGGCGGGTCGGGGCCCTCGCCCTCCGCAAAATGGTGATAGGCGTAGGGCAGCCCGGTCTCCTCCATGATTCCGATCAGTTTTTCCATCACAGCCTCCCCAGCGCGGTTTCGATGTTCCTCTCCAGCGACTGCGCCGCCGCTTCCTCGGCGGGCGCGATATGCGGGATCGCCGCGACCCGGCCGCCGCCGCGCTTGGCGTGGCCGTTCTCCAGCAGATGCGTCAGCATGTAGCGGTTCCGGGAATGCACCGTGACTTCCAGCGAATTGGATGTCTCGCTGACCTTCTTCACCGCCCAGCTTTTCGCGTATCGGCCGGTCCTGCGCGGGGCCGTCTGCTCGATCTGCGTCTTCGCGGTTTTGCCCGCTTCCTGGATTTCCTTCTTCAGCACGTCGGCGGCAAGCTCGGCGTATTCCTCAAGGCCGCTCATGACCTCCGCCGCCAGCTGATCCACCGGGATGATCTTTCCCATAGGCGTCACCTCTCCGTGAGGATGCAGAAGAACTTCCTGCTGTTATGCCGGAAGCCCATCTCGTCGATGCCGAGAATGTCGTATATCCGGCCGCCCAGCAGGACGCGGTACTGCTTCGAGTTGACGGCGGCGGTCTCGGAAGACCAGCGCACCGTGATATCCAGCCTGTCCGCTTCCTGCGTGTGCCCGGCTTCCGGCGTCTCCTCGGCGCTCTTGCCGCTCATGGTTGCGGTCGCCCAGCAGGAGAAATAATCCGCCCAGGTGGAGGTATGGTTGCCATACCTGTCCACCTGGGTGCTGTTCTTCTGGATCGTGATCCGTACCCGGAGTCCCGCGATGTTCATCACACCACCCCTTCCCGGATACCGAACAGGAGCGAGCGCAGCGTCAGCGCCAGGGCGTGGTGATCGGCTTCTTCCCGGTGTTCATACAGATAGCCCAGCGCATAAAACACGGACACCCGCATGATCTCCCGGACTGCGGCAAGCTCCGCGCAGGAATACCGCTCGGAGCGGCATTTCTCGGAATCGATATCCGCCCACTGCTCCGGCGTAAGCCTTGCCACGTCACAGCAGAGCCGCCCGGCGGCATTCAGGAGGCTGCCGACGACGGCATCCTCGTCCGCGGAATCCACGCGCAGGTATGCTTTCGCTTCATCCAAAGTGATAAACGTCATGGCAGCCTCCTTTTTCTACTCAGCAGCGGGAGCGGCAAGAATAATGGTAATCGTGACCTCTGCGTATCCGTCTGCCTTCATGGTGAAAGCCTTCGGAGCATCGGCCACTTCCTCCGCCCGGATATACAGCACGAACTCGCCGGGCTGATCCAGGCCGACCGATACCGCCTCCGCCGCGTCCTCATCGGAGAGCTGGCCGCCGTTGTACTTGGCCAACGCCACGGAAGGCAGTCCGGTGCCGATACCGAGGCCGATCCACTTATGCGTGCCCTGTCCGGGCGCAGAGCTTTCAGACTCTTCCAGTGCGTCAACATCCGCTGACACGGTAATCGCACCGTCAGCGAGAGAAACAGTTGCCTTGGCATTGTTTGCTGCGGCAACCGGATCGGTCAGAGCCGGTGCCAGCCGCACGGTGATGTCCCATGTGTCAGGCACCATAATCCCTGCGTCCTTCAGCTTCATCAGCAGCGCGTTGAAGTCGTTCTTCAGGCCGCTGACCTGACTGGCGGTGCTGAGGGCCTGATTCGCGGCTGCACCGAAAGCTCCAGAGGAGGGGAGCCCCTCAACCTGGGCTCCCTCCTCAACGATCAGCTTACCGCCGATGACGAGGGTGTCCCCGCCATCGGCAGTATAGTTTTTTGTCACATAGCTCATAGGAATCCCCCTTCATCAGGCGTTGCCCTTGACGGACAGAATCTGCACCGCCTCGGGCAGAACCAGCAGACCGTCCACACGCTCCTTCATGACATAGCCGATCATGCCGTTGCCGGCAAAAAGCTCACGGAGCTGCTGGAGGGAACGGGTGCCACGGTCGCCGATGTTGTAATAGCTGTAATCGCCGAAGGCAATTGCTGCTTTGCCGGCTTCCAGCTCCGGGCAATATGCGGAGGTGTGGATCGCGTAGCCGCACAGGCGGTCCGGCTCCCCAGCCTGATAGGAAGGCTGCCAGATATATGCGCCGTTGCCGTCCTTCAGCTTACGGAGCACAGCCAGCGTGCTGTCGTTCATGATGAAGGACGCTTTCTTGCGGTAGGGACGCTTCAGCGCGTAGATCAGGGTCAGAATATCGTCGGTCTTGATTCCGGTGTTGGCCAGTTCCACAGCGAAAGTGCCACCCTTGGCGGTGTCGAAGATGCCTGCGGGCTTGCCGGTGCCGTCGCCGTTGAGGAAAGCATCCTCTTCAGCATTGCCGATGGCCTTGCCAAACTGCTGGATAATGTAGTTCTCCAGATTGAAGGCGTTGTCGTACAGCAGCTCCTCGGTCACCTTGATGGCGACATGGAGCTTGTGGGCGTCCAGCGTCTTCTGGGCGAAGGTAGCATCAGAGAAGACCAGCGCGCCGCCCTCCTCGATCCAGGACGCGGCGGGCTTGGTGCCGGCAATATTGATCTTGTGCTCGCCGGAGGTGGTGATCTTCGTCGCCAGCGGGC